GTTAGAGAGATAGGCACTGTCATAGCCGTATTGGTGTTGTTGATACCTATGTGTTTAGCACTTTTAATTTCATATTTAACTAGATAACTGGAGGCACTATGCCAGCAGCTAAAAAGCCAGCAAAGAAAAAGTCCAAAGTTAATGAGGCAGGTAACTACACCAAGCCTACTATGCGTAAGCGTTTATTTAACAAGATCAAGGCGGGTAGTAAAGGTGGTAAGCCGGGGCAATGGTCAGCCCGTAAAGCTCAGATGCTTGCTAAGGAATACAAAGCAGCAGGGGGTGGGTACAAATGAGAGCAGTTAAATTAATTTCTATATTAGCACTCTTACAAGGCTGCACATGGTACGGAGAGTTTGAACACATCTCAAGTATCCCTAACGGTACGCCGTTCAACGATCTAAATGAAACCTCTACAGACATTGTCTGGACAGGCTTGAGAGTGCAGCAAGATACGTGGTACGTAGATGGTGCTTTAGGCTACGAAACATCCTCAGAGTTTGAAGGACGCAACCCTTACGGTAGGATCAAGATAGGTAAGGAACTTAAAACATGGGATTAAAGAAATCACAGAAGTCCCTAAAGAAGTGGACTAAAGAGAAATGGGGAACCAAGTCAGGTAAACCCTCAACACAAGGAAAGAAAGCAACAGGTGAAAGGTATCTCCCGAAGAAGGCTAGAGAGGCTCTATCAGACAAGGAGTACGCTGCCACTTCCAAAAAGAAACGTGAAGACACAAAGAAAGGAAAGCAGCACTCTAAGCAACCCAAAAAGATAGCAAAGAAAACAGCGAGGCATCGTAAATGATGGATAGAGAAGAGTACAAGAAGGGTGGTAAGGCTAAGAAGAAAGATTCACGATTAACCCGTGCAGGCGTTAGTGGCTATAACAAGCCTAAGAGGACTCCTAACCATCCTAAGAAGTCACACGTTGTAGTGGCTAAAGAGGGTGACAAGATCAAGACTATTCGATTTGGTGAGCAAGGTGCTAAGACGGCAGGTAAGCCAAAGGCGGGAGAGTCTGACAAGATGAAGAAGAAACGTGCAAGCTTTAAAGCTCGTCACGCTAAGAATATTAAGAAGGGTAAGATGAGTGCCGCATATTGGGCTAATAAGGCCAAATGGTAGGCCCTGTATCATCTGTATCAAACATGCTACTGAGTAGTTATGTCAACACAGAGACGCGCACTTCTGTTGTTAATAGTGGTGGGGATACTGGTAGAATTGATACTACTGTCTTCAGGACTGTGTACTATCAGTATGATCATGGGACGCTAAGTGTACGCAATGTATCCTCATCGTCCCAGACCATCAACCTTTTAGTTTAAAGCTTCTAACTCCTTTTCAAGATGTTCATGAAGCGTACCAACCTTGGTATCTACTTCACTTAATATCTTTTTAATTAAAGGTATGTCTTCCCCATCAAATACAGTCCCCAGTTTTTCAACTGGTAATTTACTGTATTCGCTCATTACATTACCTTTAGAGTTAACAAAAACTTTAAAGCTTATTATGTTTGCTTCCATACTATGCGACCTTATTAAAGGAAACTTTACCAACATTACCACGTAAGCCAGCCTTCATGTAGGTAGTTGCACGGCCTTCAAAGAAGTTCTGATGCTCTACACCTAACACATCATCAAGCCAGTTCAGTGGGTTGTCCTTCACCTCATAGTTAGGTTTCAAGCCTAACTGTAACAAACGTCTATCAGCAATGTACCTGATGTACTGTTGCATCTCCTTCTTAGTCAAGCCGGGAATATCACCCTGCTCAAACACCAAGTCCAAGAACCTATCCTCTAGGTCAACCATCTCACGACATGCCTGATAGATCTCAGCCTTGAAGTCATCAGTCCACAGGTCTATGTTCTCCTGCATAAACTCCCTGAAGAGCTTTGTCATTGCCTCTACGTGCATGGACTCATCACGTATACTGTAGGTAATGATCTGCCCCATGCCTTTCATCTTACCAAACCTTGGGAAGTTCAACAGGATGATGAAGCTACTAAAGAGTTGTAGTCCTTCAGTAAAACCTGAGTAGATAGCCAGTGCCTTAGCAATGGACTTCTTGTCGCCTTTAGTGACCTTCACAGCGTTGATGTACTCATGCTTGTCAGCCATAGCTTCGTACTCTGAGAACGCCTTATACTCCACCTCCGGCATCCCTACGGTGTCCAGTAGCAGGCTGTAGGCATGTTGGTGTATGGACTCCATGTTAGCAAAGCTAGACATCATCATACGTGCTTCAGGTTTCTTGAAGATACGCATATACCTGTCAACGTACCCAGCACCTACGTCTACATCAGACTGTGTAAACAGACGGAAGATCTGAGTCAGTAGGTTCTTCTCTTCATCAGTCATTGTCTGCCAATCTTTAACGTCATTGTGCAGAGGCACATCCTCTGGGAACCAGTGCATCTGATTCTGTTGTGAGTAGTAGTCAAACATCCAAGGATGGTCAAACGGTTTGTAGTAATCTCTAGTATCTAATAAGCTCAAGCTGCATCTCCCTCTTTGATAAAGACACCATGACTGTTCATGTGCCCTTTACGATCTTTAATATCATCATACGCTACCTTCAGGCATTCCTCTAGGGTAGTGTCATTCATTATGGCTAGGTTGTTTAACACCACCAAGCAGTCACCAATGTCATCAGTCACATCACGCTGCTTGGCTACGTTATCCCCTAGCTCTCCTATCTCTGACACAAGTTTTGCAAACTGTGCAAGAGGTGTACTGTTATTAATTATGCCACGGTTCATAGCCCACAGGCTAATCATGTGTATTAGTTCATCACTCATCTATAGAATGCCCCGCAGTAATTACAACAGACTTAAATACTTCAATCATGTACACAAGCTCTTTTACATCTAGAGAAGTAGTTGACTTAGCATTCAACATACCCTCATCATCCCATCCAAGGATTAGCACGTCCTTGTAACTGCCCTTGGCATCCTCTAAAACCTCATCAGCCGTAGCGTCTTCAGGCATTAAGTTAATTATGTTACTCATTAAAATGTGTCTCCAGCACGATAAGCTTGTCCTCAGACTCAGCCATCTTTTGAACTAATGTATCCATAGTCTCAATCAAGTTACCATGCTCGCCTACAGCTACGGGATTGTCCAAATAGTTTTGGATCTCTTCCTTGTAAACAGCTATCTCAGCCTTGTAAAGCTTCATAAGCGCGTTAATCTTCGGGTCTATCACGGTAACCATCCTCCAGTAATACTTTATATTTGTTTAGGTACTCCTTGTAACTCAAGGGTGCCTCTTGTTGTTTGATTTTATCATTCATGTAACTAGACCACATCTGCATACAGTAACCGCTGAACAACATAATCTTGTCATCTTGTTCCTTATAGTATAGCAGATAGTCAGGCCAGTTGGTGTACTTTTTTAACTCAGGTATATAGAACTGTGCTCTGTATGCTGGGTGTTCATTATTATCTTTCATATCTTACCACTTATTTATTATATTAGCCATTATAAAAAAACAAGTTAAGAAGTTAACTATAACAATAAAAGTTCTCAAAATCGCTATAGCATTATCATACTCCACTGTTTTATCATCATTAAAACTTCCTATTGTGTACTTCCAAATTGTCCAAGCTTTACCCCTCACAGCTTAAACACTCTCCGTCTTCAAGGTTGATTCTGGGGATCTTGATGTTAACATTCTCTGTATTTCTAGCCGCTGTAGTTCGCAAGTAATACATAGATTTGAGTTTGTTAGCTCCCGTCCAATGTACATGATTAACATACTCCAGATACTCATCGTGTACCTCCTGTGGTGCTGTAGCCGGTGGTGGCTCAAAGAATAAGTTTACGGACTGTGCTTGGCAGACGTACTTCTGTCTTTGGTAGGCGTGTTCGATAACCCAAATCTGGTTAAGTTCAGGCGCTGTCTTGAAAACTTCTTTCTCTTCTTCCGATAGTTCCGGTAAGTCTTTAACAGAGCCTTCAGCAGCAGCAATATCTTTCCACGTCTGATCGGTGTTGGCACCTTTTTCTTCAAGTAGTTTCTCCAAGTATTTGTTTTTAACTTTAAACGAGCCTGTTAAAGTTTTGTGCGTAAATACGTTAGCCCTTGTAGGCTCAATAGAAGGACTTGTTCCACCACATATAATACTGCTACTAGCATTAGGGGCAATAGCAAGGAGATGGGAATTACGACGGCCACTACCAACCATGTCAGGAGCCTCCCCACGGTTTCTAGCCAGACTTCTGGAAGCCACTTCAGATCTGTCTTTGATTGTTTTAAACGCTCTATTGTTGAAGCTGGAGGCGTACATTCCTTCAAAAGGGATTCCATTACGTTGAAGGTAACTATGAAAACCCATCGCTCCAAGACCAACCGCACGTTCTCTATATGCGCTGTAAGCGGCTTTTGCTTTTCCTGCATATTCTTTTCCTTGCTTAACATAATTTTGAAACTCTTTAAACGAGCTTATCTCTTTTTCAGGATAGGTGTGTACCACATTATCAATAAAATGTTGGATAATATTGTCAAGCATTGTGATTAAATCACCAACAAATAATTCATCGTCCTTCCACTCATCAAAGTATTCTAGGTTAACACTAGACAAACAGCACACTGCTGAACGTGATTCACTGGTCGGTAAGGTAATCTCAGAGCATAGATTACTCTGTCGTACCTCTAGCCCTAGCTCCTTCTGTTCCTCCGGTAGAGCCTCATTGCAACGGTCTAGGTTAACAATGTATGGCTCACCTGTCTCTGCTCTAGTGTGGATTAGTTGCCACCATAAGTCCCTTGCTGATACAGTCTTTACTGCCTGCTTGGACTTAGGATCTATTAATCTCCAGCTATCATCAGACATGACGGAGGCCAAGAACTCGTCTGTGATTGTAATTCCATTGTGAAGGTTAAGGCACTTACGATTAAGATCACCCCCAGTAGTCTTTCGCATAGCGATAAACTCTTCCACTTCTGGATGGCTGATGTCCATATACGCTGCATAAGATCCTCTTCTAGTTTTTCCTTGATTAAACGCCAACATCTGTGCGTCAACTACGTGCATGAAAGGGATAGAACCAGTAGACTCACTACCGTTACCAACAGGAACGCCATTACTTCTAACAGCACCCCAATATCCACCCAAGCCTCCACCTCCACTTGCCAACCATATGTTTTCATCATAGTGATCAGATAAGCCTTCCCTTGAATCAGGAACATAATTAAGAAAGCAACTGATAGGTAGACCAGTAGGGGTTCCCCCGTTACTAAGAATAGGAGTGCTGAAGCCGAACCAGCCCTTACTACTGTAGTTATAAAGGCGCTGTGCAAGATTGTAGTCAGTATGTCCTTGATACGTTGCACCATAGACCGACGCTCTGGCAAATGCTTCTTGGGCATGTGTTTCACCTCCATCTTCCCATAAGTAACGATCCTTCAAAGTTTCTAAAGAAAAATTATTAAGTGTTTCTTCACGATCATAGTCAATCTGAATCCCTAAATAATCCTGTATGCCAATCTTTGATGTCATTCAAATCATCCTTCTCTTTTAATTGGGCTTGTCTGTAGCCCCTAGTTCTTGCTTTACTTTTAGATTTCTTTTTCTTCTGAAACCTTTCAACTCTCTCTGCTTTTCTATCCCAACTTGTCACCCGGATTCTCCAGCATGTAAGTAATCAACCGCTCTTCATACCAACGAGCCTTGCGGAGATCTTCAATAGGTTTCTTCTTATATCTAAAACGCCACTGATATTTAAGAGCGTTACCTCTTAGATAACCTATGTACTCATCGTGTGTAAGCATACCTTGAATAGCTTCAATACATTCCATACCGCCATTGTTGTAATGCTCTGGCTTGTGTACAGGATCAAACTTATAATCTCCATATAGAGGATGAGCGTTAGGTTCATCATCATCATAAACATAATTCCAAGTATCAGCTACAGGTGTTGCTGTAGGTATTTTAGATCTTTCATCTTTAATAGTTTTAAAACTCATCCTGTTCCATTCCTCCGGTGTTATGTTATCAATGCTCATTGCATCTCCAAATCAAGTTTATCATTACGTTTCTTAAACTCTTCAGTTTTCCTAGCAGCCTTGTCAATCCAACTGTCGGGTATACTTTCTTCACTAAACCATCTAAACCCGTTAGCTTCTGCCCATTCTGCATGAGATCTTTTAGTACCATCCTTACGACGCTTGGCTCCCGGCATAGGGGCTGATGGGTTAGCAAACAAGAATACCAGTTCAGTATTTTTAGGCAGCACTTTTTTAACCCATATGTACTTATTGTATTCTTGGAAGTCCCAGAACCTTCCCTTAGATTCAAGAAGGATCTTCTTCCTACCTACCTTTTTAACGAAATCAGGTTCGTACTTATGCTCAATGATATAAGAAACATAATCTGTGTGGTGTTCCCAATCTTTTAGAATTGATTCGTGTAACACCATCTCCCAGATAGAGTCGTACTTGTTACCGTCTTTCTTTACAAGCTTTGGGCGAGGTACTCTAGGCTTGCGCCAGCCGCTGGGTGATTTCTTTTTAGTACTCATCAGCCACCTGATGGTTTTTGGCAAGAGCCTCTAAGTCAGTCATTGTTATAGAAGTTAACTCGCGCCCACGCTTTACTAATTTCTTAATCCCCTTACGTACCCACTTAGGGCTATAAAAACTGAGACGTATTTCTCTGTTGACAAAAAAGTAGTTAGTGTCAGGTAAGTATTGATCTAAGTTATTTACATTTAGTTTTTCGTGGTCGCTCTCAGGAACAAGAGTTTTCAACCATTCTAATAGTAGCACATCGGAATGTCTTGAGATAGCTTTACAAGCTCTAGAGTTCATTTACAATCTCCGTTACTCTGGGGGTGGATTTAACTTCGGTTAAGTATACAGGGCCTTTAGAGTACATAAAGGTTCGCAATCCTTCACCATCATTAGCATCCGCATAACAAGAAAACTTGTGCTTGCAATAGAAACAATTCTTATTTAGTTTCATATTGCCTGACTTACCTTCAGGTACAGGATCGTAGCACCTTTCAGGGGGTGTGTCAAGCGCAATAGACTCTTTTAAGTTATTTATTTTACTTTTTATGTTTACCTTATCCAGTTCTTCTGGGATGTATAAGGCAAGCTCACCCGTTTCTTTATTGATTGCTAGGAAACCACCGCCGTCCGTACCTTCAGCGGCCTCATAACCACAAAGCTGGGCGATGTAACCAAAGGGATCATCTTCTGCTAGTGTACCATTAGAGAACTTTTGGAAGGCTCTACCTGATGCCGTCTTAATATCTATGACTTCACCATCTATCTTGCAGTCCATGTGGCCTGTTATCCCTTCAACTGTCACCTCCTTCTGGGCTGAGTTAACCTCATGCCCTGATAGGGTAACCAGAAAAAGTAGTATCTCTTCCAGCAGGTGGCCGTACATAAACTTAATGAAGGTGGACGGTGTTATATCAGAAACAGATCCTTGACTTTTGTTTTCAAACCACAATTGTCTAGCGGGTTTACCTACATTAGACATCCGCAATGTGAACCCGTTGTTACGCTGCTTGGGATTTTTCCACTCATAGAATATATTTTTTATATTATCTCCAAGCTCTTCAATTGCTTCGTCAGGGAAATCAATACCCTCATTGTTACAAAGAGGCTCAAGAGTTTTATAAATATCCTGCACTAAAGTGTTTAAATTTTTAGAAGAGTTCAAGTTGTTCTCCAGCAGGGAATAGTTTATCAAGTTCAGATACAGCCACAGTAGATCCCATATAGAACCACTCGCCTCTACGACCCCTACCTTCCACAGTCAAAGCCTCATGCGCTTTAGATTCGGCAGTACGCCTGTCTGCAACCTTATAAGATTTTACAAGTGAGTAGTTCCTATAGGGAGATCCAGTTTGGAATTGTTTTATTCTATCTTCGGCATCAATAGCCATTCCTACCTTAACCCATCCCGGAAAAGCTGGGTTGTGCATGATATAAATAAAACCACTCTTAACAGTTTCGTATCCTTTTAAAGAACTAAAAGCAGCGTCACCAAGAGTTTTATATCTTCCCGGCTTGTGCAACGGATGAGACTTTGAAATCTCTTTACCGTTTACCCACATCCTTCGTGCATCCCTAGCCTTAACAGTTTCAGGATTGTCTTTGTAGTAATACGGTCTATTTGTTTTAGGATTTATATTAGTCATCAGTTTTCTCCAGTACAAACCTAGTTATAAAATCAACAATTCCTTTAGAGCGGTAGTGTTTATCTGGACGATGGCCTTTATAATAACGTGCCCACCTTCCAGTAGTATAATAGTAATAATAAGTTCTACTTTCGTGATAAACCCAAAGCATGTTTGCCCTTATTTCAATATCGTATTTGATATTTTTTAAGTCTAAATAATCTTTAACATATTCAAGCGACTGTTCGGTATCGTGCCTAAAAGATACGCTACCATCAGCATACTTACCGTTAAACTTATATTTATATTCTTTATCAGTGTGTTTCTGACCAGTTGCTTCCGACATTATATTCTCCGTCCAGTGGGCAGTTTAAATTAAGTTCAATACCTGCTTGAATGATTGCTTCAACACCAAGCTTGCCTACAGTGTCAGCACTCATTTGTGCTGTCTCAACCTGCCATTCATCATGCACGTTAGCTACAAACTCAGCAGGTAGATCTTTTATTTTCTCATTGAAAATTACAAGGGCCTTCTTCATTACGATAGCACCAGCACTCTGGAGCAAGCTATTCAGCGCAGCATGTTTAGACCTGATGAATATCTTACGTCCATCCAAACCTTTTAAGTATCCCTTTGCTGCTGCTCTTTCAACTTTATCTGTAAGAGTTCTGAATGATGGAAGATTATCGAAGAAAGATTTTCTAAGTTTGCCACCAAGCTTCGCACCTCCGCCAGCCACACTTCCAAGTTTCTCATTTCCTGCCCCGTACAAGAGGGCGTAGATGAAAGTTTTAGCCTGACTTCTTGATTCAAGTCCCGCAGATCTTTGGTTAGCTGTGTGGACATCTCCGTTAACGATTTCATTAGTATAGTCCTCATCATTAAGATAGTGTGCAAGCATTCTCAACTCAAGGCCGCTGGCATCGATACCAACTAGCTTGTGTTGTTTAGGTACAGTCCAGCAAGATCTACAGTCTGCCCCGTATGGTGAGTTACTGCTTGGAACCTGTGCCAAGTTAGGACTGTTATGGGTCATGCGTCCTGTAATAGTACCGTTACTGTTTACAAAACCTTTTACCCTGTCGTTGTTATCGGCGCTCTTTAGCCATGATTCAACTTGAGCAACCCTTTTCTGATACATGAGATAGTCAGCAATAAGCTTGGCTTCAGGAATATCTTTTACTTTAGAAAGTATTTTTTCATCTACTTGTGGTTGACCAGTAGGTGTAAATACTTTTGGCTTCCAACCAAACTGAATAAGATATTCACCTATCTGTTTACGTGAACCCAAGTTAAAGTCTGTTACCTGAACCCTTGCAACTTTCTTATTAGTTTTCAAAGCTTCAAATTCATCTTCAGTAAGCCTTGTGTTCTTACCGAAGTTTGTAGTAGCTGACTTAGATAGTGTACCATCTTTCTTGTACTGTGGGTACAACCACATGGTTTCTTCTTTGGGTTTAAATCTTTCATGTACCGTAGTTACTACATCATCCATCTTACTGGATATTTCAGATAGTAATGCAGAAGCTTTATCAACATCAAGAAGGAACCCCTTCTCTCGCTGGGCGCAGATTATCTTGTAAGTCTCCATCTCAATGTTTACACACTCAGGAGAGAACCCTTTGCTTTCTTTCTTCAGTGCATCAAAGACTTCTTTGTTCAACCGCACATCTTGCATACAGTAGTCCATCATCTCTTGACTGAAGCTATCGTAATCTTCAAACTCAATCTTAGGACAGCCTAGTGCATAGCCCCACCGCTCAAGCCCATGATTACCTTCACGCACCGGATTAAATAATCTTGAAAGCACAAGGGTATCTACGAGGATCTTATCAGTAAGATCAACTCCCGATATATTCTTAAGTACAGGTACATCGAAGCCTATGATGTTGTGGCCTATCAGCTTGTCAGCGGAGGATAAAAGTTTATACCCTTCTTCAAGATCACTGGGGCCGTACTTGTACTCTTCACCTGTGTCAATATCTACTGCACATATACACCATATTTTAGTTGCGGGAATCGGATCAGTTTCAATATCAAAAACTAATTGTTTCAAAGTTCTATTTCCTCACCTGTTTCTTCTTCTACAAATATTTCATTGAGTCTACCAGTATCCTTGTCATAAAGCAAGTGCCCTGCCAAACCAACTTCTCCAGTATAGCGAGACTTCAAGATACGCATACGGGTTGTTGAAGCCTCAATCGGATCATCAGATTGTTGGTTACGCTCAAGTGCAATCACGCAGTCTGATATTTGACCAATACCATTGGAGCCTCTTAGGTGTGACAGCGATACTTCAACACCATTCTCATGGCCCTTGTTACCATCGACACGGCGTAAGTGAGACACAAGCATCATACCTACACCAGTTTCCTCGACCAAGGATCGAAGTCTAGTCATGATATTGTCAATAGCCCTGCGCTCATCACCCTCACCCATAGCGGATGTCATCATACCCAAGTGATCTATTACAACCCACTTACAGTCTAGACCAATAATCATGTAGCGAAGTTTAGAAAACAATTCTTCTACATCCTGCACTCCAAGGTGGGAATGTACGATTAAGCGGTGAGCATTTTCCTTATCGTGTAATTTATCAAAGTATCCTGATAGTTCTCCAGCAGGTAGCTCATCTCTAATTTGTTTTATGTACAAACGCTTGTTTGCCTCAATAGAAAGTAAGCCATACACTGTACGCTTCCAGTTCTCCTCAAGGGCAAGGATACCTACATTATCATTGGTTGTCTTCAGTAGCCAATGCTCAAGCTCTCTGGTTACACTAGACTTACCTAAGCCTGATCCACCTGTCCAAGTGACTAGCTCACCCTGACGGATACCGAATAGTTTTTCATTCAAGCCAACCCAAGGGTATGGGATAGATTCTTTCTCATCATTCTGGAAGAACTCTTCCTTCATCTCAGTGATATCAAGGACACCGGCAGGTGTATAAGTCTTAGCTGCCCACCAAGCAGCCATGAAAGCAGCGCCACGATTGTTGCGAAGCATATCATTAGGATCTTTGAACTCGTCAGGTAGGTGGACTACTTTACTTTTGCCCGGCTTGAATAGCCTTGCTACCTTTTGTGCTGCGTCTTTACCTGCTTTGTCGTTATCAAAACAAATAACCACATTGTCGAAGGACTCCAGAAACTCTAGGTTTTCTTTGACATCTTTAACTCCACCACCAGCACCGTTCTTAACAGATACTACGGGCCACTTGGAACCCATCATTTCGTATGTCGCCATAGCATCACACTCACCTTCTGTGATAGTAATAAATTTACCACCCGTCTGACATATCTGCTGACCAAACAACATTGTACCTTTAGGAGAGCCTCGCCATGAGAAGTCTTTGGAGGTACAGTCCCTGACTTTGGTGCCAACTATTTCATTGGCAATGTAGTAAGGGTACATATGAGAATGAATTGAACCGTCAGATTTTGCTGTAGTTTTAACTCCAAATTTCTTAGCAGTCTCAAGGGAGATGCCGCGATCTGTTAATGCAGTAAATGAACCTTCGTTATTGTTCATTGAATTATTTTTGTAAGTCTTAAAATCTTCCACGTTTTCCTCTGGGTTGGCGTAGTCAGGTATACGTTCATAGCAACTGAAGCAGTAAGCAGAACCGTCTGCATTAATACTAGCAGCATCACTACTGTCACATAAAGGACAAGGTTGATGAAACTTTACAAATGCCATTAATTATCTCCACATAAAAAGAAGGGGCCTTTTACAGCCCCTTTAACTTAGTCAATACCTTCAAGAGTTTCTTGCTCAGGTTCGTTGAGTATCTCCTCTAACTCCCTAGAAAGCGTTATCTCTGCGGCCTGAAGCACAGCCAATCTAGACTGTAATTCTGAAGCTTCTTCACGGACTGTCCGAATGAGTCCAACAAGAGCTTGCCCACGATCAGAAAGATCGGAAACATTATACTCTTTATCCTCGAAAGTCACAGTGCTTTTAACTTCGTCACTCATAGTTCTAAGTTCTCCTCTTCATCATCTTCAATATCAAACTCACCACCATCGACTGAATAACTTACAAGATCAATAACCTGCATTGCTTGAAAGTCTAGTCCACGATAGACGGTTCCACTACGGTTAACTTCCCAAGGCTTGTATTGTACTTTAACCTTCGAGCCGTTACCAACCTTGCAATCCATAGGATTCTTTTGTCGGTCAAGCAACTTAGGTGCTGATCTTACCATACCATTAGGGCCGTTGACCTTCCGCTTGATTACGACAGTCGGGCCTTCTTCCTTATCTACCACCTTGATTCCCTGCGCTCTCATCTCGTCAGCTTTTTCATCAGTGACTACAAGATTCACAGTATAGCAAGGCTCGTAAGTAGTATTAGGGGAAGTGACACTAGCCCAATAAGCGATGCCTTCAATAACCATATTTAATACTCCGTTGTTTTTTGGTTTGCGAACTTTAACATGATCCCCAAGGTGTGTCAAGCGTAATCGCTTTCCCACCGTAAAGATCTTTTCTTTTTACCTCTACTTGCATGGCACTTAGCAGCGTACCAATAAAGTTTATTTAATTCCTCCTTTAAGGTTCTAATAGTTAAATTAATTTTACCTCTACCAAACATTGGCGTTACTGTACACTTCTTACTTCCAACTTTAATTGTACACATGCGCCATCCGTCAAGATAATACCAAGTCTTAAACTCATCGCTGCGCTTAGGGTTAAGCAAGAAACTTTTAAGTTCTAATATATCTTCTACCATTCACCTAGCCTTTCAATAAATTCAGAGAACATAATAGAAAGGTCGCCATCTTTAATTTTCCAGCAACCTACTTCAGAGCAGCGTTCTTCTACAAAAGAAATAAAACGATGTTTAATTCTGTCTGAAGGTGGACTAGCCCCGACTCGCAGTGCAAATAACTGGCACCACCAATCATCTATTTCACTACAAAATTCTTCTCTTGGATCAGTAGCACTCATTCAAAGACTCCCATTGTATTTGTAAATAAACTCTAGCAAAATTGACTGTGAATTCCTCACCATGTTCAAGCATTAAATGCTGTGCATGGGCTTTCATTTCATCACTAGGTTCTTCAAAGCCGCAATACGCACTGGAATAATACAGTATATGGTTACACATATCAATTACATTTTGCATTATCTACACCCTGCTCTTCTTACAATACCTGCCACCAAGCGGCGAGGTCTACCAACTTTAGCAGCAATCTCATCAAAGTCAAGACCCCTCCGATGCAAGCGTATAGATTCTACTACATGCGGGGAAGGGGTTTCAACAGCGCCAGCAGGCCAGTTTCTTTCAGGAAACATTTTATCTAGCGCATCGTGCTGACACTTGATAGCTTTATAAAATAAATTATGCATACTTAACTCCCATCCAGCGCATGTCGATAGCCTTTGGTTTGTAATTAAAATAATACTCAGTATACCCAGCCAGTGAAGTCTCACGCTTACACTCATCTGGCATACACTGGGGTGGATCAGTCCATTCAATATCTGGCACAGCTTCAGGAGGATTCTTGAGAGCTTCGGCGCACTTAGTGATAGTCATATGTACTTTACCATAACGCTCAGTATATTCCTTACCTAAAGCCATCATGTGATCCCAGAGCCACTGATAATGTTTCTTGTTAGTGCGAGTCCATACAGTGCTGGGATGATTCTTATGGGCCAGCTTGTAAGGTACATTACCGTCACCCTCAACATGGTGAGCAGCGCAAAGCATCTGTGCAGATTCTAAAATCATTTTAACTACATGCTTATCGCACTGCATTTGTGCAGCCTTGACAGGGCAGGTGTCAATATAAAATATGTTCATGCAGTTTCCTTATTCCAAAGAAGATCATTGTGTAAACCCATCAAGGCAGTCCTAGCATCTATAAGTCTACTATGTTGTGGGCTTACATGTCTATGAGATTCAGTAAGATTTATTTCGTTATCTAGAGTTTTTACACGCTTAAGTAGTACGTCTTTAACCTCAGAAGAGACAAGCTCACGCAAGTTACTTTTAAACTGCTCTACATTACCATTAAGTATGATAGCCTCACGACTCTCAGAGTGAATTAAAAAATGATCTACAAACAAATCTATTTTATCCAACGGTCACAACCTCCAACTCAGTTTCAATCCAAACCTTAGCGCCACAGGGCAGCGGGTTATCAGGGCAGTAGTAAACACTTACCAGTGGCTTACCTTCAGAGTCTACAACAGCGGCATGATTAGCCTTTCTATTTTGTTTGTAGTCCTTTACAGTAATCACTGGCAACTCAGCGCCTTTAGCATTAGCCTTGATGTTATGTTGATTGACATGGATTCTAGTTTTCATTATCAGTATCCTGAGAGAAAGATTTAAACATTTTATAAATAAACTGTAGATCCGAAAGGGCTATGTCGCAGTAGGTACAATCAATTAATTGAAATTTAATTCCAGACTCATCAAAAATCTCACAAGGGGTAGAGAATAAAGCACAACCATCATCAGAATCAAAATAAAGGACATGTAAATCGTCACCACCTAGAGCAGTATGTACACTAGGCTCACTAAGATTAAACCGAAAATCACGGTAACCCTTTTCAGTAATACCAAACAAACTTTCAATTCTTCTATCCATATCAGTCTTCCATTACCGGGGGTTTTATTAAGTGAGCAGTTTAACACCATACTCAGGGTGTCAGGAGTTAGGCTGCCATTGGGAACTTTTCTATTACTTGTTGTACCTTTTCAGATTTCTTGACTTGAGCCACTGGAATGTCTCTCGTATTCTTACGAGTGCCTACATGATGGCTTGACCAATCAGTCAAAGCATTGTAGACAGCCCAGTAAGTTTCACCCATTGCTCGCTTGTACCGCTCATTGTACTGAGTCCAAGCATAAACCAAAGAAGAATTATTATATGCTGTCGGCATGGTCATGATTGAATAAGTATCTTCACCCTCTTTTAGTTTACCAAGTGCAAACTTAGAGCCTGTCGCCTCTGCAATATAACTAAAGGCTTCCTTGCGACCCACTGATATTTTAGACCACTCAGCCCAGATCTCATTCTGAGTGTCAAGGACATCCATTATCTTATTCATTTGACTAGCACCATGATCTACACTGAGCTTATTAGTGTGTCGAGCCTTGTAGATTCCAGCGGTCTGCCCAAGAAACACTTGATGATTAGTACAAGCATTTTGCATGGCACCTACAGTAGCCTGATAGGGCCACACTGAATTAAATGAATTTATATGTAACATCTCAAGAATCGCAGTGTCACCATCAGGAGTTACAATCTCATGGTTGGGTAGTTGATGTCTAATAAAACAAACTGCGCCACCGTCACCGACTTGAATGTTTTCCTTGATGTCTCGAAGGTTTAGATTACTGCGCTCCAATACATTACGAGCGGTATCAATCATTCGGGTATGTGATACTGGCTTGTAGCGTTCACCGTGGATCGCCAGAGCATCGCCGGTATCTTCGCGGTAATATACATGCTTACCTTCAAGTTTGTTTATATTTCCAAAGTTACCCAAGCCTTCCGCCTTGTATAATACTGGCGTAGAAGATACTTGAAAGTCTGCCTCACCATAACCAGCGTCACGAAGATTGTTTACATCTGAGGAAGTTTTATCGAAAAAAGAAACTACTGTGTTCATGCGAACTCCTGAAAATTAAATTACTTTGTCGTGCTGACGGAGCCACCTTACCAGCCCCGCCAAGGTCTGTCAAGCCAGTAACGCAAGCGTAGAAGGATTCCCAAAGAAACTTGGCTTGCTCATCTCAGCCAGCCGATCAGTAATTTTTGAACCCTTTCTAAGTAATGTACCTACGCTGCCGTCCTTGTCAAGAAACCTTAAGTCTGTATAATCAAAGTCGTTTAACTGCTTGATTTCATTATTGATTACAGCCTCAGTGGGCCTCTTAAATTCACCCTTACACTCTTTAGTGTTCAAGGGTAGTGCTACATTAAATCCTTTTGCCACGGCCTCCTTAGTTTTATTGATTAACTTTTGATTTAGAAATGATGCTGAGTATGTCAAGTGATAATTACTCAGAGTATTTCTTTCAACCCTATGAAATACTTTAGTGTAATCATAGAACTGGATATTCGGGAGTGATGAAATAAGATCTGACCAATCCTCGTCGCTAGTACCATTGAGTCGGATACAGTAATTATCTGTTTCGTTCTTGAGTATTTCACTTCGCAATCTATCTTTAACACCATCGGGATCAAGTACATACTGTATTGTTCGACGGGTCATTGCATTTTGCGACAGTAACATCTGCAAACGACCAGACTTTTTACCTAAACAATCATCCTCACAGCCAGCAGGTTTAGCCCAAGGGCATAAAGTTCTAACTGAAACGGCATTAGAGGGTTGCAAGTACAGGATTCCTGTGGTATAATCAAATCTTTTAAGACCTTTAGAGATCTTTACAGAACTATTAAACCCCATAAGAGGTTGTTTAGTAGACATATAATATGTCTTATTAGATCTTAAAAGTTCTAAAGACTCTGATGTTATTAAATTAGTGTTCACCATCCGCTCCTAGTTAAATTACTTTTCGACCATCCACCCCTAGCAAAACACATATCCCCCGACCTGTCAAGCCAGTAACGTGAGCCTGTGTCTGAGCGCACATGTCACACATATGAGTTTATTTTTTATTTTTACTAGTAATCCATGAGGTTTACTAGCACCACACATTAAACACTTCAAATATATACTCCTGAGAGGCTCAGAATTCACTCCTAAGCCGTTTTAGTTTAATACTAGGGCAATCCCCTTAGTATTCCTTAGAACGCTTTAGAATCCCTCTAACGACGAAAGGGCACCGAAGCGCCCTTAAGTTTAACTATTTGTGGAACCGCTCAAGTTTCTTTTTTCTTCTAAGTAAAGACTAGCCAGCGGTTGCAACACTTAATCATACGAATGATTAATTTTTTTTAATAGTATTAAATTGTCGTTAAGTTTACATAATTAATCCTCTTTAGCTTCAAGCCGATTGACTACAAGTAGTAATACCTGAGCCAGATCAAACTCGCTAATTTGAGAAGAAGAATTCTTAAAGGTTTTACTATTTAGTAAATCTTTAATTGCTTCCAAGGCTTCAGGCCGTCGCTCAGTTCTTCTTAACTGGGATTGTATTTCCCAGAAAGCCTCATCGAATACTACTAGTTCTCTTTCATCGCTAGTTAAACCTGAAAATTTCTGAAATACTGACATAATATATCCTTAAACGTGAGCAGCGAGTTTAATTAAAATTGGAGACAGCAGAGCCGCCCAAGTAAAAAAAACAATAAAAGTTAAAAAAATAATAAACTTCATTAAAACTCCTGAAAAGCCCCCCGAAGGGGGCGTTATAATTTTAACTGCGTAGGGCAGCGATTGCGGCAGCAGCTTCCTTAGCCGTAGGCTTCTTAGGTTTAGCCTGAGCCTCACGCTCTGCAAGCAAAGCTTGAACCTCCTTGCGAAGCTGCTCAAGTTCCAACTGCTCCGCAGTTTTCTTGGAAGCCTTTGGCTTTGCTTGAGCTTTTGGCTTGGGTGAAGCCTTCGGCTTATCGTCGCCAGTTTTAACTAAGACAGCGATTTCCTTCGGAAGTTCGCCGGTAGTGATAAACTTCTGAGCATCGCCGTGGCTCATACGCTTATCCTGATCGCCGTAGTATTTCGCACAGGCTGCTGACGTTCGGGCCTTAAGAATCTTAAACGCAGGGTTTAACTTACCCGCTTTCTTCTCACTGATCTTGCGAGTCTTCGCCAGACCTTGGGTGAGTTTATACACTGCGAATTCAAACTGCTTGAACGTAGCGGGACGATTTGCGTCGATGTTTGCGAAATTTTGCATAATAGATCTCCTGATCTTATCTTTTTGAAGAACAAAGCTGGCCTCGCCGCCAGCCCTTTCAACGCTGCCAGAAGCCGAAACCGATTGCAACCACTTTTGGTGCGTTACCCTGCGCATTATGCACACCGTAATCGCGTTTTAAAAGCAGAACGGCCCAAATCGGCCTTGATTTTCGGGAGGTTTTGGAGATCTGGGGAGTTTGCTGAGGAGTATCCTTAGGGATACTGGGGATGAACTGGCTGGAGGTTTGGTTGTCGGCAGGTAAAACTACGCAACGCGTTGAAAAACTTAGGAGTTCTTTGGAGTTTAGTATTACTTTAACGTCACTTCACAGCACTCTGGAGGCTGTCAACCATAAACTATGGAGATACTCTGGAGTATTCTTTAGTAATTCTTTAACGCGGAGGTAGACTTAAGAGTATTCTGGAGTTCTTTAGAGTATTACTCAGGGGCGGGCAGGTGCCCATACCCCCACCCGTATATATATACACAATCTCAAACATTTTACAGAACTTTAGAGTGTCAACTAGACTCTGGAGATCTTGGGGCGGGAACACTGAAGTGCTTAAAAGTGATTATGCAGGGCTTTAAAGTTATACTTGTATATCTATATGCAGCCCCGGTGGGCTTAATAATAGTATAGGGTCAGGATGAGCATTTGTCAAGTCTTTTAAAAAAAATAAAAAAAGACTTGACAGATGCTATACCTAGCCCTATACTACTTGTATGGATAATAAAAAAGAACTAACAGAAAAACAGAAAAGTTTTCTAGGCCATCTTGTAGAAGTAGGAGGTGATCCAAAGAAAGCAGCCGAACTTGCAGGTTATTCTGGGAATCATTGGCAGGTTACCAAATCACTTAAGAATGAAATAATAGACCTAGCGTCAAATATCCTAGCGCAATCTGCTCCTCAAGCTGCAATAAAACTAACTGAGGTGATGAACTCTGACCAACCAGTTCCTCAAGCCAATATCCGACTTCAAGCAGCACAAACAATATTAGATCGGATTGGACTAGGTAAATCTGATAGGTTAGATGTTAGTCACACTGTACAAGGTGGTGTTTTTATATTACCTGCAAAAGAAGAGGTGATAATTGAGCATACCGAAGCGTAGTAGTTCTATTCCATTTGGATATGTTGAATCTGAAGCAGACTCTAAAATACTTGAGGAAGTTCCAGAACAACTATCCGCTTTGGAAGAAATAGCTTCTTTAGTCAAAGAAAGAACCTTAAGTTTACGCGAAGGGGCTGCTTGGCTAGAATATAAAACTGGACGTAAGCTCAGTCATCAAGGATTAAACAAGATTATACATGAAAGATTGGGAAGTTAATCCAGATGACTACTTAAAAGATAAAGAAGGTAACTTTGTCTTAAAAGTAGATGGTACTCCAAAGAAACGTGGAGGACGTAAGAAAGGTAGTAAGTCTAGAGGCTATAACTACAGCAGAGCTACACAAGCTCGTATGAAAGCTAATAAAGCAGTAAGAGAAAAAGAAAAACTTATTGCTAAGGCTGAAGCAAAGTTAAAGAGTCAAAAGAATACATTAAGGGCTTCACGATCCACTTTAGCTAAATTAGATAATAAAGAAATATCTAAAGAAGGTAAGGTACTTACAGAAGATAATATAGCATATCTTCCTAAGAAAGTAAAAGAAGAAGCTCTTGAAAATATTATCTTTAAACCTAATGATGGGCCGCAGACAGACTTCCTAGCGGCTCCAGAGACAGACGTATTGTATGGTGGCGCAGCAGGGGGTGGTAAGTCCTATGCTATGCTCGTAGATCCCCTCAGATTCGCTCACAGGGCTGCTCACAGGGCGTTAGTATTAAGACGCTCCATGCCTGAACTGAGGGAGCTTATAGATAAGTCTAGGGAGTTATACCCTAAGGCTTTTCCGGGATGCAAGTTCAGAGAAGTTGAAAAGATCTGGACATTCCCTAGTGGTGCTAAACTAGAGTTTGGCTTCCTTGAAAGAGATGCGGATGTGTACCGCTATCAGGGACAAGCTTATAGTTGGATTGGTTTTGATGAGATTACTCACCTATCAACAGAGTTTTCTTGGAACTACCTAGCATCAAGACTGCGTACTACAGACCCTGAGATTACGCCGTACATGCGTTGTACAGCTAACCCCGGTGGTGCTGGTGCAACATGGGTAAAGAAGCGTTATGTGAACCCATCAGAGCCTAATGAGAGCTTTACAGGCCATGATGGTTTGACACGACGTTTCATACCAGCCCGCTTAGAAGATAACCCATACCTGTCTACAGATGGTAGGTATGAGCAAATGCTTAAAGCTCTACCAGCGGTACAGCGTAAGCAGCTTCTAGAAGGTAACTGGGATGTTACAGAAGGTGCTGCCTTCACAGAGTTTGATGTAATGGAGCACGTTATAACACCTTTTGAAATCCCAGTAGGTTGGGAAAGGGTAAAAGGAATTGACTATGGCTACGCTTCTGAAAGTGCTTGTGTTTGGGGTACTGTTGATCCATCTGATGGCACACTGATTATATACAGAGAGTTATACCGTAAAGGACTAACAGGTGTTGATTTAGCTCAGATGATTACTAATATGGAGCTAACAGACCCCTACTCTGTGCCGGGAGTACTTGATACAGCGGCATGGAACAGAACAGGTACTACAGGCCCTACAGTTGGAGAGACACTTCAACGAGCAGGGCATAAGCTGCGTAGAGCAGATAAAAACAGAATACAAGGGAAGATACAAATCCACGAATACTTGAGAGTGCAACCAAGTGGCAGACCTAAGATACAGATATTTAATAGCTGTCCTAACTTGATACGTGAACTCCAAAGTCTTCCTCTGGATAAAACTAACCCAGAAGATGTTAATACAAATGCACCTGACCACGCTTATGACGCGCTACGCTACTTAATTATGTCAAGACCTAAAGTCAATGACATCTTTAGTCAGTTTAGAAACATGAGAATGGAACAGGCATATACACCCGTTGATTCGGAGTTTGGATATTAAAATGAAAAGAACTAAGTATAGTAATGGCGGATTGCACACTTCTTACTCAAAAGGTATTTTTTCAGTAGAAGGAAGTGCTTCTGGTAATAATCAAAGAAAAGCTTCTTCTACTACCGCAAGTGTACAGGGTAAAAATGCGAGAGCTTCAGTAACTAAAAATACAGATAGTTTAGCTGGGAAATCTACAAATTATAATGCCAGTGTATATGGCAGTGGCGCAAGTGCTTTTGTAAATAAAAATGTTAATACAAGAGGAAGCTCTACAACTTATGGTTTTCAAAAACAATTACCTAATAACTTTTCAGCTAGTGCTCAAACAACTAAAAGTTCTAATGGCGGGAAGAGTACCGCAACTTATGGTTTAAAAAAACAACTATCTAATGACTCTTCTGTAGCTGTTCAAAAAAATAAATACAATACGAGTGCTTCTTATAATAAGCAAACTAAAGGTGGAACAAACTTAGAATTTGGTTTGAATAAAAATGCTCAAGGTGTTTTCGGCGCAAGCATGAGCTTTTCTAAACCTTTATAAACGGTATATTTATGGCAGAAAATACTTTAACAGCAAATGGGATTTACTTCGGAGACGTTGAAGGCGAAGATGGCCTTGAACTAACCCTAGAAGAAAATCTACGCAATAACCTAGTAGGTCTAATTACTGACCGCTATGTTTCTGCTAAGTCCTCACGCGACCTAGATGAGCAGCGTTGGCTTACGGCGTATCACAATTATCGTGGTCTATACGGTAAGAATGTACGCTTTAGAGAGTCTGAGAAGTCCCGTATCTTTGTTAAAGTTACTAAGACTAAAGTACTTGCAGCCTTTGGACAACTTGTAGATGTTGTGTTTGGAGCTAATAAGTTTCCTATTGGTATTAGTGAAACTAAGATGCCTGAAGGTATTTCTCAGTATGCACACGTAGCTTCACCGGGAATTGAAACTTCTCAAGGACAAGCTCCTGATGTAGAAGAAACTATAGATAGTCCTTTTGACGTAGGTTACGAAGGAGATGGTCGGGTATTAAAGCCCGGAGCCACTTTTGCTACAGGTAAGTTTGAAGATATTAAACTTGACAAACTTGCTGAAGAAAAAGAAATGCTTGTTGAAGGCCCTTCACCAGACCCACAAGTACTTGAAATAAGTCCTGCACAGAAAGCTGCAAGACGTATGGAAAAACTTATACACGATCAGATAGAGGAGTCTAACGGCGCTAGTGAGATCAGAAACGCATTATTTGAATCAGCTTTATTCGGCACCGGAATCGTTAAAGGGCCGTTCAATTTTAACAAGACCCTCCACCGATGGGATGAAGGAGAGGACGGTGATAGAGTTTACTCTCCTGTTGATGTTAGGGTGCCTCGCTTGGAGTTTGTCAGCATCTGGGACTTTTTCCCAGACCCCAACGCAACAAATGTTGACGAATCAGAGTATGTATTCCACCGCCATAGAATGAACCGTACACAGCTTCGTAGTCTTGGTAAGATGCCTTACTTTGACAAAGAAGCTATTCGTACATGTCTCCAGATGGGGCCTAACTACGTAGAAGAAGATTACGAGCACGAGTTAAAAGATGACAATCGTAATGATGAGTATGGTGCGTCTCAGTATGAAGTACTAGAGTACTGGGGTGTTATGGATGCAGAGTACTGCCGTCAGGTAGGTATGGAGATTCCTGATGAAGTAGATGACTTAGATGAAGTACAGATCAACGCTTGGGTCTGTAATGGTCAAATGCTTCGCAGTGTTGTAAATCCTTTTACACCTTTCCGTATTCCTTATCATGCGTTCAGCTACGAAAAGAATCCCTACAGCTTCTTTGGTATTGGCGTAGCAGAGAACATGGATGATAGTCAAAAGATTATGAATGGTCATGCACGTATGGCTATTGATAATCTGGCTCTATCAGGATCTGTAATCTTTGATGTAGATGAAACTGCCCTTGTAGGTGGTCAGAGCATGGAGATTTATCCGGGTAAAGTATTTAGGCGACAAGCTGGTGTTCCCGGAACAGCTATTAATGGCTTAAAGTTTCCTAATACTACTATAGAAAATATGCAGATGTTCGACAAGTTCCGACAGCTTGCAGATGAACAAACAGGTATTCCTTCTTACAGTCATGGTCAAACAGGCGTACAAAGCATGACACGTACCGCATCAGGTATGTCTATGTTGCTTGGTGCAGCCTCATTAAACATTAAGACTGTTATTAAGAATCTTGATGACTTCCTGTTAAAGCCTATGGGTGAAGCATACTTCCAATGGAACATGCAGTTTTCAGACTATAAGCTTGGTATTGACGGTGATTTAGAAGTTAAGGCTACAGGCACAAACAGCTTGATGCAGAAGGAAGTACGCTCTCAAAGGCTTACAATGTTCCTTCAGACCGCAGCTAATCCTGCTGTAGCTCCGTTTATTAAAATGAACAAGCTTATTAGTGAACTGGCGTACAGCTTAGACCTAGACCCAGATGAACTGATGAACGACCCTGAAGAAGCTGCGATGATGGCTCAGATTATAGGAATGCAAAATAATGTTGGACAAAGCCCTAGCCCGGAAGCTGGCCCCGATGGTCAAGGACAAGCACCAATGGGAGGCCCTGAAGGAGTACCTCAACAGCCTCAAGACCTTGGAGCTACAGGTACTGGTGGCGGCAACATCGGAACTGGAATTGTTCCGCAGTCAGGGGAAGCTGAGTTCTCTGGCTAGGTTAGAAACTTTACCTGAGCAAGTAGACGAAGCACTTAATAGGAAAGATTATGAGTAAGAGCATGTTAAATCCTCCAGAGCGTGAGCAATATGTAGTCGGTGCTTTAGCTAAAGCCGTAGGTAAGGCTGTTAAGCCAAAAAGAAAATATAGAACCCGTGAGCAAATAGCTGCGGATAAACTAGAGCATGATCGAAGACATGGTATTTCTAGATATAAAGGAGATATGTTTGAATCTTTAGAAAGAGAATATTTAACAAAAAAAGAAATACCTGACGGTACTAATTCTTTTAAACAGGCTTGGCGTCGTGCTTGGGAAAATAAAAAAGATACTTTTAAACATAAAGGTGATGAATACAGTACGGATTTAAATATGGGAAATACTCAAAAAACTTTATTAGTTTCTCCAGAACGTGAACAATATTTTGCAGGTGCTATAGCTAAACTTATAAAAGCCGGAGTTAAAAAAGGCACACAAGCTTATAAAAAGTTAGACAGGCAAACTAAAGAAGCTTTAGATAAAGCTCAGGGAATCACAAAAGATACTCCCGGAGCTACTGCAAAAAATAGAGGTGCAGTTATTGGTAAAGACCGAACAGCAGCTTTTGAAAAAAGTGCTCAGAATGCAGGTAGAATAGAAGGTGCTTTGGGTACTTTAGGTTTAACGGGATTAGCTGAAGGTGTAAGTTCTTTATTTGATAATGATGAAGATTCAAAAGTTTCTTACTCTATTAAAGATTTACCAATGGAAGGTGCTATTGTAACAAAAGAAACAAAATCAGGCACAACAACTTATAACAACTCTGCATTTAAACGTGCCGCACAAAAAGCTGCTAAAGCTGGAGAATCTAATTTTTCTTTTGATGGCGATAGTTATAATGTAATGGGTTCTTTAGAAGCTTTAGATAGGTTTAAAATGCAAGATGGTGGTGAAGTATACGATCAAGAATTATCCTATGTACCGCCTTCATCGGCTTATGAGCAACGTCAGCAAGCTGAAAGAGACTTTCAAGAACGCCTTCGTAAGAATGAAGAACAAGCTCAAATGCGTCAACTTATTCGTGAAAATAAAGGAATGACAGTTGAACAAGCTTATGCAGAAGTAAGACGTAAAGATGATGAAGCTCGTAAAAAATACGACGAAGATGAAAATCGCTTAGGTAGAGCAGAAGGCGGTAAGTTTCCAGATCTTACAGGCGATGGAGAGGTTACTCAGGCAGATGTCTTGAAAGGACGTGGAGTATTTAACGAAGGTGGCTCTATGATGATGCCCCCTGAAGGTATGCCAGTAGATACCTATCCAAACATACCAGAAGATGAAATGGATGAAGCACTGGCTTCGCAGCTTCCAGACGATGAAATGGAAGACGATTATATTAGTTACGTCATGGATGAATCCCTTGACGATGATGAACAAGATTACCTAGCAGGTGTATTACAAAATGATCCAAGACTATCAGATATCTTGGACAAAGTAATTACAGTTGCTAGTGAGTTTTCGGGTGCTGGAGAAGTCGAAGGCCCCGGAACTGGTGTATCAGATTCTATCCCCGCTCGTTTGAGTGATGGAGAGTTTGTATTTACCAGAAAAGCAACCGACCAGATTGGTGCGGATCAGCTTCAAACAATTATGGATGATGCTGAACGTGCTTATGATGGCGGTTATCAAATGAAGGCTATTGGCGGTTATATGCAAGAAGACCCTGAAGAGCAAGATCTACCCCTCAGCAAAACTGATGAGGAAATCAAGAAGCTCATGATGGGTGCAAATAAGATGCCTAGTCTTCGATAATTTTACGGCTACCTTGGTAAGACAAGCCCCATAAACTCGACGGAGTTAATATGGCTACCTTGCAAGACACAAGCCCCGTGAAGGAGATTGAGAATGTCAGAAGTACAAGAAGAAGTTAGTAATCCATACAATGCTCGTAAGCCTTGGCACGAAGCTGATAAGCCCAGTGGAGGCAGTGCAGATGGATTATTTTTTGAGCCGTCTCAGGCTACCCTTGAAGAAGAGGCCCCTGAAGAAGAAGCTCAACCCCGAAAGAGGACTAACTATAAGAAACGATACGATGATCTAAAGAAACATTATGATCAGAAACTTGGAGAGTTTAAACAAAAGGAACAAGAACTCCTTGCGATGGCTCAACAAGCACAACCCCGCTATGAACCGCCTAAGTCTGAAGAAGAGTTAGAAAGTTTTAAAGAGGAGTATCCTGATCTGTACAACACTGTTGAATCTGTAGCACATATGCAGAGTCAACGGCAGGTAGCAGAACTTGAATCGCAACTACAGGCTATGCGGCAACGTGAGTCTGAAGTATTACGTAGAGAGGCTGAAACCACTTTGCAACAGCGCCATCCAGACTTTGAGGATATCAGAGGAGATGAGCAGTTTCATGCGTGGGCTAAGGAGCAACCTGAGCAGATTCAAGATTGGGTTTATAATAACCCTGATAATGTTGCTTTAGCTTCAAAAGCTATTGATCTTTACAAATTGGAAACTGGTGTTACTCAAAAACAACAGCCCAGAAAGAAACCTCAAGGTTCGGCAGCAGATATGGTATCAACTAAAACAACTAACGTAGATGCTGGTCAACCTAAGATCTGGACTGAACGGGAAATCGCTGCTATGTCCCTAGATCAGTTTGATAAATATGAAGAAGATATTAAGCAAGCAATGATGGAGGGTCGCGTAGTAGCATAATTAATTGTGTTATTAGGAGAATATTAACATGGCTTATAATGTAAGTGACCAATTCTTTGAACCGTCTACAGATACCAATGCTAACTTTGGTAACTCTGTAGCAGGACAAACCAACTCGTTCTTCCTGCCTAAAGTTTACTCTAAGCAGGTACTGAACTTTTTCCGTAAGGCTTCTGTGATTGAAGGTATTACGAACACTGACTATGCGGGTGAAATCGCAGCATTCGGTGATAGTGTACGAATCATCAAAGAGCCTGAAATTACTGTTTATCAGTATGAGCGTGGTCAAGATGTGACCGCTACTAAGTTGACTGACCAAGAAGTAACTCTGGTTGTTGACACGGCTAACGCATTTAAGTTTATCGTAGATGACATTGAAACTAACATGTCTCACGTTAACTTCCGTGACGTTGCTACGTCTTCAGCAGCTTACTCTTTGCGTGATGCTTTTGACCAAGGTGTACTGGCTTCTATGTTTGCTGGTGTGTCTGCTTCTAGCCCTGACCATATCCTTGGTACAGACGCTACTGCTGACCTTGCTGCTGGAACCTTTGACGGTACTGGTAACCTAGACCTTGGTTTTGCTGCAAATGAGCACGATCCTCTGGATATCATGGCACGTATGGCACGTTTGCTAGACGAGCAGAACATTCCAGAAGAAGGACGATGGTTCGTAGCTTCACCACAGTTCTACGAAGTACTGTCTCAGTCTAGCTCTAAGCTGTTGAACGTAGACTTTAACGCTGGTCAAGGCTCCATCCGTAATGGTTTGGTAAGCTCTGGCAAGCTGCGTGGTTTTGATATGTACAAGTCAAACAACATTCCTGCGGTAACTAATGCTGCTGGTCAATGTCTGGCTGGTCACATGTCTTCTACGGCAACGGCTCAAACGATCACCAGCACTGAGGTCATCCGTGACCCAGATAGCTTCGGTGACATTGTACGTGGTCTACACGTTTACGGTGCTAAGGTACTGCGACCAGAAGCTCTGGTTTCAGCCTTCTACGGTATCGACTAGACCTTTCAGGTGGGGGCTGCTTCGGTGGCCCCTTTCCTTTTTTACTGGAGATTATAATGCCACAACTTGGATCTGATGCGAAGCCATTAATGATGAGACAAACTATTGCTGGTAAAGGCAGTAGAATCCGCAAAGGAACTAATTACGCACGTTACAAAGATAACTTTGATAAAATTTTTAATAAAGACTCTGATCCTGAATGCGCTACAGAGTTTGAAGGCGCTAGAGCAATTAGTAAAACTTTTTCAATGGAGCAAGACTAATGATGTATGGTAAAGATAAAAAGCAAGGCATGATGTACGGCAGTATGGTACGCGAAGGTAAGATGGGCGGTGGACGCTCTATGTATAATAAAGGCGGCTATGCTTCTATACAAGAAATGGAAAAGCTGTGCGGTAGTAAAACCGTAACGCAGAAAGTAAAATGAAAGTAGCTGCTCCTAAAGGTTACCACTGGATGAAGTCTGGAAAGACTTTTAAGCTTATGAAAGATCCTAAAGACGGTTATAAACCTCATAAGGGTGCAAGTAAATCAGCAACCTTTGAGGTTCAAAAGGCGCATAAATAATGGCAGCAACATATCTAGATTTAGCAAATGAACTCCTACGGGAGATGAATGAAGTAGAGCTTACAAGTTCTAGCTTTGCTTCTGCTGTGGGTATTCAACAACACGTTAAAGACTCTATTAACAGAGCTTATCTAGATATTGTTAATGAAGAACCTCAGTGGCCTTTCCTTGCTGCTAATTTAAGTGGTGAGACAGATCCTATGTATGGTAATGTATACGTAGAAACTGTAGCAGGACAACGCTGGTATAACTTAAAGCCTGCTAGTTCTTCTTTAACTACTGACTACGGCTACATTGATTGGGACAACTTTTATTTGACTACAGTAGGCGTAGCAGGCGAATCAGTACCATATACTGCACGTAACTTACGTTTTACTACAACAGAAGCTTGGAAAGACTATAGACGTATTCCAGAAAACTTAGACGATGCAGATACCCAACAATACGGTGTACCTGATCGTGTAATTAAAAGTCCTGACAATCGTAAGTTTGGCCTTAGCTCTATTCCAGATAAAGTATATCGTATCTGGTTTTACGCTTATGTATTACCTACAGAGCTTGCAGCCTTTGGTGATGAAACAGTTTTCCCAAATACTTACAAGCCTGTATTGCTTAATAGAGCTAGATATTATATCTATCAGTTTAAAGAAAGCCCACAGTTTTCTGCTTTTGCTCTTGAAGACTACAAGCGTGGCTTACGTTTAATGAAACTTAATTTGATGAATCCTAATCCCGGTGAGTTTAAAGATGACCGTATGAGGTTTGTATAATGTCTCAGCCGTTTGGTTTATCAACTAAAGGCGGTCTATTTACTAGCCTTAACCAGCTTGAGATGCTGGGACAGCCGGGAGTTGCTTCTAAGCTTACAAACTTTGAAGTAGACACTGACGGTGGCTATCGTCGTATTAATGGCTTTACTATCTTTGGAGGCAGTTCAGCGGTACGTCCTAATGGTGCTAACAAAGTATTAGGGATTAGAGGTTATGCTGATGGTGTAATAGTTTGTTCAGGCACTGGAATATTTTTTAGTCAAGACGGAACCTCATGGATTTCTATATCTAAGTCTAGTGTTCATAGCAGTGGTGATAACTACACAACTTTTACAGGCCGTTCAGACTTAGCTCGCACTGGTCAAAAACAAACTAACTTTTCATTCTTTGAAGGTTTGTCAGACTACGGTGAGATACTTATATGTGACGGCGTTAACAAGCCTTACTTTTTTAGGATGGAAGGTACTGGTGCTTTAAATTCACGTACTTTTTTTGCTGGTGAAGTAACTGTAAGTGGTACTGTTGCTCCAGCAGTAGGTACTATCCATGACAAGCACTTTGTAGTTGCTGGTGCAGGCGCTGCATCTAATACAATTTATTACAGCCACACAAATGATCCTGATAACTTTACAGGAACTGGGTCAGGCTCTATTGTACTTGAAGACCAAGTAGTGGGTCTAGCTAGTTTCCGAAGTGATCTTATTATCTTTTGTAAAAACAGTATTTTTAAACTTCTTAACATTAATGATTCTAATGCTATTACAGTACAACCAGTAACAAAGAACGTGGGTTGTATGGATGCACAGAGCATTCAGGAAATTGCAGGTGACTTGTTATTCTTGAGTCCTGACGGACTTAGAACCGTTGCAGGTACAGTACGGATTGGTGACGTTGAGTTAGGAACTGTAAGTAGACCTATTCAGCCTACAATTAAAAGTATTGCAGCCAACATTGATAATTTAGATCTTACAAGTGCTGTACTTAGAAGTAAATCACAATACAGATTATTTTATAACACAGACGGTACAGCTAATGCTGCCGCTAAAGGTGTTATTGCTACATTAACAAATGAAGGTTTTCAGTATTCAGAAACTGAAGGCATCAAAGCTACTGCGCTAACATCAGATCTAGATGTAGACGGTATTGAGCAAACGTGGCATGGAGATAGTGACGGTTATATCTATAATCATGATGACGGTATTTCTTTTGATTATGGTGGTAGCCCTGCTGACATTAGAGCGTCTTATCAGACACCTAATTTAGACTTTGGTGATGTAGGTACTAAAAAGACTTTACGTTATGTACGGTTGTCTATAAGTCCTGAAGGGGCTGTTCAGCCTACATTACGTGTACGTTATGATTATGAAGATCCTGCAATAGCACAACCTTTAGATTATATATTAGATAGTATTCCTCTGCCTAGTATTCTTGGATCAGGTATATTTGGAGCCAATGTATTCGGTGCTCCAGCAGATCCTTTAGTACGTCAAACAGTACAAGGCAGTGGACATACTGTAAGTTTTATTGTAACAAGTTCAGATCAAAAATCGCCATATACAGTGAATGGTCTTTATATAGACTACACTCCATCAGGAAGGAGATAATAGATGGCTCAGAGCTATACCAGACAAAGTACATTCGCTGATGGAGATACTATATCAGCATCGTTATTTAATAACGAGTATAACCAATTAGTAAACTCTTTTGCTTACTCTTCTAGCAGTGCAGTAAGCACAGGCCACAGGCACGATGGTACTGCTGGTCAGGGTGGTAATATTTTTAAAATTGGTGATCTTGATTTTCTTAACAAGATTGAAGTAGACGGAACAAACAACCGTCTTGGTTTTTATGTAGAAGTTTCTAGTGCTGCTGTAGAGCAGATTCGTATTCAAGATGGTGTTATTGTACCTGTTACAGATAATGATATTGATCTAGGTACTTCTTCTTTACAGTTTAAAGATTTGTATATTAACGGTACTGCTAATATTGACAGTCTTGTATTAAGTAGCGGATCTACAGTTACTGCTATCCTTGATGAAGATGATTTAACTTCTAATAGTGCTACATCATTAGCTACGCAGCAGTCTATTAAAGCTTACGTAGATGCACAAGTAACTGCTCAAGACTTTGACTTCAGTGCAGACTCTGGTGGTGCTTTGAGCATTGACCTTGATAGTGAGGCTATGACCTTTACAGGCGGCACAGGTATTGACACGTCTGGTTCAGGCAATGCAGTAACCTTTGCAATTGACAGTACTGTAGCAACTCTTGCAGGTTCTCAAACCCTTACTAATAAGACTCTTACAAGCCCGGATATCAACGGTGGTACTGTAGACGGTGCAACTATTGCTACGTCTGATATTACTGTAGGGTCTGGAAAGACTTTAAATGTCTCAGGAGGCACTCTAACACTTGCAGATAATCAAATCTCTGGTGATAAAGTAGAAGGCGGTACTATTGCTGCTACTACTATTACAGACTTAACATTTGGAAGTCTTAACGATGGCTCAATCAATGTAACTGCATTTGTAGATGAAGATACTATGTCTTCTAATAGTGCAACGCTTGTACCTACTCAACAGTCTGTTAAAGCTTATGTAGACTCTCAAGTTACTGGTTCTATCGTATCAAGAGATTATGGTAGTGCTGCAAGCCCCGTAACATTTGCAGTTACAGTAGCTTCAAAAACTTCATCACATCCTTATAGTGGTGACGGTTCTAGCAATGCATATTTTTTAAATGGTGAACAGTCTCCAGCATTATCTTTACTGGGTGTAGATAGCGTCACAAGTTCTAGTGAATACTATTATAAGTTTGATCAATCTGATTCTTCAAACACTGGGCATCCATTACGTTTCTACTATGACGCAGCTAAAACTACAGCATACACAACTGGTGTAACAACTTCAGGAACTCCCGGAAGCTCTGGTGCTCATACTACAATAGCTGTCACGTCTGATACGCCTAATATTTTATATTATCAGTGTAGCTTACATGCTTATATGGGTAATCACGCTACAGCAATTACTACTACAATGGGCACGACAGGAGCATTAAAACTCCCTGTTGGTACTACAGCACAGCGTCCTACAGCTTCGGCAGGTCAGTTTAGATATAACAGTACAACTGGAAAGTTTGAAGGTTACACTACTTCTTGGGGAGACATTGGAGGCGGTGAAGCTCAGTTCACGCTAGACACCATGACAGGCGATGGAAGCGACACAACGCTCACCATGTCTGTTACACCTGCTTCTGAAAACTCTATTCAAGTTTATTTTGATGGTGTATATCAGCATAAAGATACTTTTAGCTTTAGCGGAACTACACTTACTTTTAGCACTGCTCCAGCTTTAGGCGTTGCTGTTGAAGTTATTATTATTTCTACTGTTGCTGCTTCAACAACTCCGGGCGATGGTACGGTTACTACAGCTAAATTAGCAGGCGATGCAGTTACAAGTGATAAACTAGCCCACTCTTTAGATATTGTAACAGATTTAAGTGTAGGCGGAGTGAGTAATGGTGTAGAAATAAGCAACGGATCTATTGCGTTAAAAAACTCAGGTGCTCAATCAAAGATTGATTTTTACTGTGAGGTTTCTAACGCACATTACACACGAGTACAAGCAGCACCGCACAGCAGTTACTCTGGAAATATTGTTCTTACTTTACCTGCAAGCGACGGTAACGCAGGACAGTTTTTACAAAGTAATGGATCTGGAGTCATGTCATGGGCTTCAGTATTAACAACCGTAGTTACAAGCTCAAGTATTACAGCAGCGGTAGATACTCATGTATATGTTGATACTGCTGGTCAAACCATTACATTACCTGCGTCACCTACAATTGGTCAAAGAGTTTTGATCACAGTTGGAAACTTTACAAACACAGTAGTTGGACGTAACGGAAGTAACATTATGTCTAGTGGTACTGATATGACACTAGATAAAGAATATCTTTCAATTCAATTTATTTATACAAACTCTACAGTAGGATGGGCAATGGCATGAGCAACTTTACAGATTTTATTAGCGGTGGTGGTGGATCGCTTCCAGTAAACATAGCACTAACTAAGTCTCAAACATGGGTTCCACCTGTTGATGGCACTATCTGCATTCACGTTATAGGCGCAGGTGGTGGTGGTGGTGCTAACAGTAGCTCTTATTCTGGTGGTGGTGCCGGTGGATATTGCAAGAAAAACTCCTTAGCTGTAACTACATCTGGCTCATTTACCGTTGTTATAGGCGCTGGCGGTTCTGGAGGTCTTCCGGGCGATGGAACTGCTGGCGGTAATACAACCGTTGCAGGAACTGGGTTAAGTTCTACATTAACAGCTAATGGTGGAGCTGGAGGCACCACTAGTAATTCAGTGGCAGGAGGAGCCGCATCTAACGGAGATGTCAATAACGCTGGGCAGAATAGCTCCATTTACGGTGGTGGGGGAATAAGGGTAAACGGAGGTTCCGCATATACTGGTAACTTTACAGGTGGAACTTGTGATTCTTTAGGCGATCCTTCTTTATCAGGTTATGGGTATCTTGCCGGTGGTTTAGGGGGTAAATATATAGGGTACGGTAGCGGGGATTCTAATGGAGGGTTCTTGTCTGGCGGAGGTACCACACATTGGTCTGCAAACGCTGAAGTTTCAGGTGGTAGTGGTGGCATAGGCGGTGGCGGGGGAGCTTGTAAAAATGATTTTAGCGGGAACTTTGCTAACGGCGGACAAGGCGGCAACGGCATTGTAATTATTCAGTACCTACCGGCATAAGGAGAAGACTATGAAATATAATATCTTAGATGCCGCAGACGGCAACGTAATTAACACCATCATTGCTGACGCTGACTTTGTTGAGGCTAACTTTGACCACTATGAGTTGTACGTTGAACCTACGCCTGCGGAGCCTACAGCGGAGGAAGCTGCAAGGATGTGGCGTAATGGTGAGCTAGAGTCTACAGACAAAGCAGCACAGACCCCAGACTGGCCTAACAGAGATAATATCTTAACGTATCGTCAGGCACTACGGGATTGGCCTAGCACGTCAAACTTCCCAGCTACTCGCCCAGAACTAGGAGCGTAAAATGGCTACAACAAAAATTAAAGCTACTGGTATTGCTGACGATGCAGTAACTTCTGCTGCTATAGCTGACAATGCCATTACAGCTTCTGCAATCGCTGACGGTGCCATAACATCTGCAAAGCTTGCAGTAGGTGCTGGTGGAGCATTTAATAACTTTGCTATTAAAACAGGAAACTATACAGCCGTTGCGCGTGATCAGCTTATTGTTAACTCAAGCAGTGCAGTAACAATCACACTACCCGCAAGCCCTAGTGCTGGTGATGTAGTATTTATTAAGAACGCTGGAACCGGCACAGTCACTGTAGCTCGTAATGGCTCAAAAATTAATTCAGCAACAGACGATGGGGAACTAGCAGCAGATGCTGGAGCTTCTCTGGTTTATGTTGATTCAACTATTGGATGGAAGGAGCTATAAATGGCTATTAAATTAGGTGGTGGCGGTGGTGTATCTGTTCCAATTGGTGGAGATTTAAGTTTACTTGATACGGCAAATACTGTAACTAAAGGGAGTGAGGTTTTTCTTAGGACAGGGCTGACAGCGTCTTCTTCTACATATCCTGATGCTCCAGTAAAAAGTTTTATTAACAATGGAACTTTAGCGGCGCAATCTGATTATGACACTTCAATATCTCCGTGGCAAGGTGACTCCACTGCTTCGCCCAATGTTGGCGGTGCTATGGCTGACACTAGTACCGGAGAATTATTTGTAGTTACAGACAATGGCTACGCTAATAAATTCACTAGTTATGGAACTACTTTTGTAGGAGCTAGAAATCTAAGAGATGGTACTGTTTTTCCTACTACTGCTTCTTCTGCTGGCATCTCATGCGTTGGGTACGGGACTACATCAAGAGCGCAAGGTTCTAATATGCCTGCTACCAACCTAAGAGCTTTTATTTCTGGAAACGGGGGTACTCTTGGTGTTCCAGCAATTGCATATCTGTCTAATGATTTACAAACGCATTATGGTACGTATAACTTAACTGCGGTTAGTGGGTATGATTGGACTACAAGCCCACAATACATTAAAGCAGCTTTTGTATCTTCTACTCAACTTATAGTTTTACAGCCCAGTGGAAATGGTTATCCTATACAGTTTACACGGTATCCAGTACCCAGCTTGTCTTCAACGTCAGGCAGTTTAACTCATGAGCGTAATAGTATTATTACTGAGTTTGACCATCTGTTTTCTTGGCATCCAGAGCTTATACCGCATACCAGTAATCCCGCCCTTGTTGGCTTTATTAACAATGAAACTTCTTCGCAAGGACAAAAAATATATTATTATAATGGCACTAGTAACTTTCCAAGTACAGCCATTGCCTATAGTTATTATTCCGCTGTTTCTTCTTATGACACAGGTAACATTTCTTCTACCAGCACCAGCACATATAGAGCGCCCTTTCTACACGGGAGCCACGGCCTAAAGGTAATGCGGAACAATGTTACTGCTACGTTTGCAGCCGACATAGGAAATGTAACTAATAATAGAATTTATACGGCTCTTGCGTTTAGCTCTACTGGATATAGAGGCTACGCATTTAAGAACGCAAACACTGTTTACGTTGGTCACTCTAATGAAAACAAGGCTTTTGCAATTCATCCAACTACTAATGTGCTTGGTGCGTCTATTGATATGTCTTCTCAGGCAGCGCCTTACAGGTTAGCACATCACAATAATGTTCTCTATAACTTAAATGGTACGAACATACATACCTACTCAACTACGAGTAATGCTTTTGTTTCTACTATAGACATTAGTAATAAAGTCAGTGGGACAAATGCTGTAGGTATAGCGCACGATGGTACTAACCTCTATGTACTTGATGGGTCTAATTCTAAAATCCATAAGTACAACGCAACTGGTTCCAGCTACGTTAGTTTTGTAACCCTTTCTGACACACCACACACGTCTTCAACTCTTGTATCACTTGCTGTTGATTCAACAAACAGTGTGTTTTACGTCACTGATGATACTAATTGCTCGTTATACGCACTTGACGGTACAGCTAAAGTTGCTTCTGTATCAGCAGGCTGGGAAGACTCTGAAGTACATAACGGTCATTTGGTTGGTATGCAGACTAGCTCAACCACACAGACAAAAATTCCTACAGTAGATGTAGTTGGTAATCCTTCAGGATCACTAGGTGCAGTTTCAACAACTTATTATAGGGTGTCTTGATTATGAATTTTGAAGTAATGTGCAGAGAACAAATACGTCTTCGCTTAGAAGAAACAGATGAACTTGTAAAAATTACGGATCACGGAAAAAGAACTGAAATATTAGCATATCGCCAACTGCTTCGTGACTATCCAGCTACTGAAGATTTCCCAAGTATAGATGACCTTCCTCAAATAAATTGGTAATAAATAGGATCTTAACAGTTGACAACCTTCAGAAAATATGCTATAATCTTTTAAGGAGTTTAAAAATGGATTTAATTAATATTGTTACAACAATTGTTACTGTAGCTTCTATTATTGCTGCTTTAAAACCTATTCCTAATAATAATAAATGGGTTGAAAAGTTTTACAAACTTACAGACTTGTTAGCCATTAATGTTGGTAAAGCAAAGCAGTAGGTGAAAGTAGTTATGGCAGTAAAAACTGAGATGGAGATAGCTCTAGAGGCTTTAGAAAAGATTGCTCAACATGAGAAAGAATGTGGAGAGCGTTGGGGAGAAGCCACGGCTGAGTTAAAACAGTTAAGGGAGTTAGCTGCATCTCATGCTGCACGGTGGGAAAGACTTGCATGGCTTGTTGTTTCTGTTGTTTTTGCAGGAGCTACTTCTGTTATTTTTGCACACTTAGGATAAACAATGAGTAATAAAAGATCTAATAGAAATAATAAAAAAGTTTTAAAGGCTTTAAAAAATAAAAGGCTACAAGCGCATTCAGGGCAGCATGTAAGAGAAAGGGGAAGATACGAACCACACAATCCCAACTCAGAGTTACATTCTTTTGAGCCTGAAAGTGGTCAAGGTGGGACTGGACTAGCGCCTGTGGCTACAACAACCAATACTACAACAACTTCAAATCCTTCTGGGGAAGGCGGTGGTTCTGTGTCATCTACACAAAATACTTCATCTACGTATACTCCGGGAACTTCAGGAACTCTTCCTACTTCTTCAACAACCTCAAGTACTCCTAGAGTTGAAATAAATCCTCCTGCAAAGTTTGAGATAAGTGACGTAGATACTGAAAAAGTTTCTTTAACAGGCACTGAGTTAGGGCCTGCTGAACAAATAGGCGCGCAAACAGCAGTGGGCGCATCTACAGTAAAACCGCCACCTACCGTAAAAGGTGCTTTTTCACAATCAGCTAAACAGGGCGTTACACCAACCGCTATTGCGCCTGCTAAAATAGAAGATGTAGCTCTTGTAGGTGCTGATGCATTAGACCCTACAACGGCAGCACAAGGCACTATAAGCCCTGAAGCTATTGCCAGTGCTAAAGGCCCTACGCTTACTGAAAGGGCTGTAGCGGCTGAAAGAGATACTTCACAAGAGCAAGCATCTTTAGCAGAAGAACAAGATTTCACTGTTTCAGGTAATGCTTTTGTAGATAAAGTAACAGGGCAAACTATAACTGTATCGCCTACTCCTGAAGCAGAAATGAAGCAGCGTGAAGCTATTACTGGGCAACCTGCAACGGCTGGACAAGCTGCTGAGATTATTGGAATTGTAGGCTACGAACAGGTTAAAAATCGTAGCTACAGTGGAAGAGAGGCAGCAGCCGGTGCTACAAACATGCTATCAGAACTGGGTAATTTACCTACTAATGTTAGTACATCTATTGTAGAAGACCCTGCAACTGTAGAGGCTCAGATAGATCAGCAGCCTGTAGAAGTACGTGCAGCCGTAGCAGCATTACCTACAGAGGCTCTTGTATCTTCTCAGATGGAAACCCTGTTAGCCGGTATGGAGGACGGTAAAACTCCTGCGTGGGCTAGACCAGCAGTAGCAGCTATTGAGCAGAAACTAGCCGTCAGAGGCTTGTCAGCGTCCACTGTAGGCCGTGATGCACTCTTTAATGCAATCATACAAAGTGCTCTACCAATGGCTCAGAGCAACGCACAGGCCCTCCAGCAACGTGCAGCGCAGAACCTGTCTAATGAGCAGCAAGCTAATCTTACGCAGTCTACACAAGACATGCAGCGTCGTATGGCTAATCTAGCTAACAGGCAGACAGCAGAAGGTCAAACTGCACAGTACGCACAACAGATGTCAGTATTGCAGAGCCAGTTCACACAACAAGGTGTTATGGCTGAGATGCAAGTTGCTAATGAGTTTCTTGCTAGGAATGCAGGCTTTCAACAGCAAATGAATCTTGCTAACTTGTCTAATGATCAACAAATGCAGTTAGCTAACTTGTCTGCTTTGAATCAGGCTGACTCTCAAAACTTAACTACTGCTCAACAGACAGAGTTGGCTAATCTTAATGCACGTATGCAGACTAATTTAACTCAGGCAAAAATTGCTGAGAGCATGGGAGTAGCTCAGTTAAATGTAGATCAACAAAGAGCAGTTCAAAATGCTGCTATGATTGCTCGTGTAGACCTTACAAAGTTTAGTACAGATCAACAAACTGAACTGGCTAATAGTAAGTTTATGCAGTCTATGACTATGACAGACTTTAGTGCTGAACAACAAACAGCTATGCAGAATGCTACATTGATGGCTCAGATGGATCTTGCATCGGCTGATCAGCGTACAAAGCTTGCTATTACTAATGCACAAAGTTTCCTACAGATGGACATGGCTAATCTTAGTAATAGACAACAAGCTGCTGTACTTGACCAGCAGTTAAAGCAACAACGTCTTCTTTCTGACCAAGCAGCAACAAATGCTGCAAAGCAGTTTAATGCAGCTTCAGAGAATCAAACTAATCAGTTTATGGCTAACTTAGAGGCTAATATGTCTCAGTTTAATGCTTCACAGACAAATGCCATGAGACAGTTTAATGCTACTGAGCTTAGTAAGACAAGCGCCTTGAATGCTCAAAACGCTATAGAAGTCAATAAAGCTAATGCTGCTATCCGTAATCAAGTTAATCAGTTTAATTCTCAAGTAGAGTTTCAACGTGATCAATGGAATGCTGCTAATGCACAAGCTGTTGCACAGTCAAATGTAGAGTGGCGCAGAAAGTCCAATACTATTGATACTGCTGCTATTAATGCTGCTAACCAACAGAATGCTCAAATGGCCTTTAATTTATCAAGTGCAGAGCAAGAGTTTTTATGGCAAAACTTAAGAGATGAAGCAGCTTATATAAGAACAGCATACGAAAATGAAGAGCAAAGAAAAACTGTAATGTACTCTACAGCCCTTCAAAATGAAGCTGCGGCTGGTAAAGGTTCTAGTACAACAAGTACACTCATGACACTCATTGGTAATATATTTAAGTAGAGGTTAGTATGGGATTTTTTAAGAAAATATTTAAAGGTGTCAAAAAAGTCTTTAAAAAGATTGGCAGGGGCATTAAAAAAGTATTTAAAAAAGTTGGAAAGTTTATGGGTAAGATTGGCATTGTAGGTCAAATTGCTCTTAGCTTTTTGCTTCCGGGGGTAGGCGCTTTAATTGGCAAGGCTGCGGGGGCTATGATGGCTTCTAGTAATGCTCTTGTAAGCGGCGCAGGAAGTTTTTTAAATGCTGCTGTAAATATAGGCTCTAAGGCCGGATCACTTGTAAAAAGTGTAGGTGATGGGGTTCTTAAAGTAGTTGGTAGAACTGTAGGTACTGCTATAAATAAAATTCCGGGTGCTGGTGACTTTTTAAAGCAATTAACTTCAGGTAAAATTGATATTACTGAAATGAAAAAATTCACAGGCCCCGGTGGTATTATGGATACTGCATCTAAGGCTATTACAGATGTAGCATCTAAAGGCCGTGATTTATTTTCTGTAGACACTTTAACAGAGCCTAATAAATTTATATCTAAAGATATAAGTGCCAGTGCTTCGGATATGGAAAAAGCTTTAGAGGGAGACTCAGTAGCTTCTATAAATGAAAAATACGCGCCTCAGCAAGCAACCGTAACTGACGTGGTTCCTGATCCTAATAAGTACGATATACCCCTTGCTAATAGACCCGACTCTGCAATACCTGATGCATTTCCGGGTTATGGAAGAACCCCAACTGTAGAATCTTTTGATGTTACGAAAGGTGAACTATATAGTGTTCCAGATCAGCCTCCCGGTAGTTTGTTAGCACCTGATCAGTCACCTTTAAAAATAGATACAACAGTAACGAAACCCCCTGTAGATCCTAGTATAGATATTCAAATAGCTCCACCTGCTTATCAACAACCTACATCATTAACTGATAAGTTTTTTGAAACTGAAGTAGGTCAAAAAGCACAGGCTAAGGCTACAGAAATGGCAGGTAAATTTACTAAATCTAATATAGCTAGGGCACTTACCGAAACAGGGATGGCGGGGGATACTTATACAGGAGGTACTTATGCAGGTACTACTGTTGATCCTGAAGCAGAGCAATATGCTGTTAATCAAACTTCTTTAGGTGCAGAAGGCACCAGAAGAACTATTCAAAGAATGGAAGTAGCAGGCTATAGGGGTGTAGATCCCAACTTAGTATATCAGCCACAATCTTCATGGTCTACTAATTTAGCAGGTCTTCTTCAAGGACAGCCAGTTGGGAGTGTCGTATAAATGATTGAACAACCTAACCAACAGCTAGAAGAATATCAAAGTCGCATGGATAGACCTATTCCGGGTCAGTCTTTAACTGAAGATCCTGATAGTCCTCAACCGTATACAGCCGCTCCTGAGTTTACTATAATTCAAGAGGCTTTAGAGTATATTTTTGTTACTACAACAGAAGAAGAGACATATGAAAATATTATGTCTTCTATAGCTCGTGGTGTTTCTATTATGGAAATTACACAGTTAATATTATTCGCAGGATTTAATGAGGGTAAATGGAATCCAGATCTAATGTTGCTCCTTGCTGAACCCACCGCTTATATGTTAATGGGACTTGCTGAAAAGGCAGGTATTGACTATGAAATTACTGATGAGCAAGATGACGAAATAAATGTATTTGGCGCTAAGATGCCTGAAGAAACAGCCCAGAAATTAGAAAGCAAGGAAATACCCGAAGAAACTTTACAGCAAGTAGACTCTAAAAAACTTCCTAGTTTAATGGAAAAACCTCAACCTAGTTTAATGCAGAGGCAGTAGTATGGCTATTGAAACAACTTACCAAAGTTTATTAGGCGCTCAAAGACAGCGACGTAAAAAACAAGAACGCCAAGATACGTTGCTACAAGCAGGTACTTTAGCGGCTAATTTGTATCAGCAAAATCTTGATAAAAAAGCACAAGAGTTTTTTGATCGCACCGAAGTAGCAGACCAGCGTGTCAAGTATCAAGAAGGATACGATCTATTTAATAATAAAATTAAAAAGGTATATGATCAAGGTACAAATAGCGTGGGTGGCTTGGGTAACTATCTTGTAGACAATTATGCTATGGGTATTGCTCAGGATAGAATTTATTCTAACTATGATGAAGACATGGTGCAAGACCCTGATGAGCTTGGTAGTGCTGTTAGATCTTATGCTGAAGAAATGGTTTATGGAACACGGGATGCTGAAGGTAATCGTGTAGGCGGTGCTATGCTTGATCGTTTAACAGCGGCTTACAATAGCGGTAAGACTCTTCAGAGTATGGACAAGTACGACGAGTATATTTCACGCAGGGCTGATTTACCTGAAAATGTAGGTATGGCTTTGGTTGGTAAGTTCTTTGATAAAAAATCTAGAGAAGAAGTAGAACAAGATGCGTTAAGACGAATAGGAGAGGAGAATCAATTTACTCAAGACTCTACTGCTTTCATGACTCTTGCACAAGCTTTCGATCAAGGAATGACTATAACGGATTCAGAAAAGGTTGCTAAACAAGTAAAAACTTATACTGATGGTTTGAAGCGTAGACCTGAAGAAGTTTTAACAAATACTGAAGAGGTTACAAGGAAAAGACCTGATGGACAAGGCGGTCAATTTGAATGGCATTATTTTGTAGATACTTTTACAAATCAAAAAACAGGTGTTACTAGACAAGTTAGCAGGGCTGATCCGAATGATGAATTATCTGCAAAAATATATGCGAAAGAAGAAGTTACGTTACCCATGAAGCCTGTAGAATTTGAACAGTTTGATTCTTTATCAGGTGAAGTTAGAAAAGGTTCGCATATACCTCTTTTTAATGTCTCAGGTGAAAAAATAGGAAGCTTTGATGAACAAGTAGTTTCTAGAGAAGTTTCTCCTCAATTAAGAAATAATTATGCGTCGGTTGGTGAGCGACAATTAAATGTTGCTGAAACATCATTAAATTATGTTTTAAGGCAAGATCCTGAAAGTTTAAGGGACTCTTTCGATAAGGCTATACAAATTGAATACGGTGAAGATGAAGACCAAGCAGATGTATATAGAGAAAATGTACACAGAAATATAGCAATAATTGGAAACAATTTACAAGCAGAATATGGAATTAAAGATCAAGTAACTGCTAATAATATTGCAGCGCAAATTATAGCTAATAATATTAGATACATTAAAGATGTTGAGGGAGAAGAAAACAAAGGGTATAGCGGGGCTAATTTAGCCGCTTCTAATGAAATTAGTGGTTTAAGAATTCTTGAAGCATTAAATGATTTAGAATTAAATACTGGTGGTAAATTTCAGATGAAAGGATTTAGTAAACCAGAATTTGATAGTTTTTTAGAAAATTTAATACAAGAAAGTGATTTACAGTATTTTAGAGGGGCTAGTAGAAAAGATACAACTAGAGAGACTGCTGTGTTTGATGAATCAAGCAGGCTTTATTTTTTAAAAAGAAATTTACCTAAAGATAATAGCCGTATTAATTTATTTAACAGGCGGCTTCCTTATGTTACAGATTCAATTCTTGCTGGTGTAACTCTATATGATATGATTGAATACGAGACAATGAGTAATATGACTAGAGGTTTAAATACCAGTAAGTATTATGAAAATAAAGAATTAACTGAAGATGAAGCACTTGCTAAAATTCAAGCAACTATAAGCCGTGGTGGTGGTTAAAATAAAGGATATTTAATGATATTTGATGATACTATAAAAGAAGAAGAGGGTAAGCGAGAAGTTTCTTTTGTAAAGCCTTCTTTAGCTGCTACGCCTATACCCACATCTACAAACGCTTGGAAAAATGATCCGCGTGTTCAAAAGGCAGCAGAAAGATATTTATATGGTCTTTCAAAACTAGACAACACTTTTGATCCCGGAACTTACTTTGATGATAATCGGGATATTGTAGAAGCCTTGCGTGATGAAGATAATAGAATTATGACAATTATGCAACGTGCTGGTAATTTAGGTGAATTACCTCCTGAAGTAAAAGAAGATTACAAGTTTCTTAAAACCACTTGGGAACAAACTAATCCATCAAATACTGATGAATGGTTAAACTATGCAGGTGATTTAGGTGTTGATATTTTAGCAGACCCTCTGAATGCTTTAGGTTTTATTTTTACTGGCGGTAGCGGTAATGTAGCCGCGCAAACTGTAGGTAAAGAAGGGTTAAAACAAGTATTAAAAAGAGCAGCGGTTTCAGATACTACAAAAGCACAGACTATAAGAGGCAGTATAGCTGGTGGAGCTTTTGGTGCTGTACATGAAGATCAGCTACAACGTGCTGAAATAGCTACAGGAATATCTAATGACTATCAAATTAACAGGACAGCAACTGTTGGTTTAGGTTCTGCTTTAGCTGGTGCCGCTTTAGTAGGATCTATTGCAAAAACAAGTAAGTATTTTAAAAATCGTGCTCAAGAAAGACTAGACTCTGAAGAACAATTAAGGAAGGCTAATCAAGAAGGCCCTGAAGGTTTAGACCCTGATGTTCAGAAAGCCGTAGAGGACAATATAGAAATACTTACACCTAGCTCTAGGACTGATTTATCTACTGATGTAGAAACAGGTAGGGCTTCTATTGTTATAGATCAAGAACCTATTGAAAGGTTTACTGAAGAAGTAAACAAAAAAGCAGGTGGCGGTCAACGTACTAAAGAAGAAGTGGCGGATACAGTAAATCAAGCAGTGCGTGATAATGTGGGCAAACCTCTTGATAGTATTGGTAAACGATTAGGCTTTGAAATTAATAGGGTTGTTAATAGGTACGGGGCTAAGATTGCTTTTAAACCTGTGTCTGTTATAGAGTCCTTTAGCCGTTACTCTCAAACAGCTAATAACTTAATGAAAAAGTTTAGGTATGACGCAGGACGTAATGTCTGGGGAGATCGTGATTACGATAGCCAAGATTTCTTTGAAGTCTACAAAGAAACTGCTGGACGTTATTACGTGCAGGCTAAAACTGCTATGGAGCCTTTAGCACTAAACATGCGCGGTAAACTTTCGGATATTGCTAATGATAATCTTATTAAGGCTTTACGAGGCGGTGAAGTACAGGGAGAAGCTATTGGAACAATGGCAACAGAACTCCGAAGTGTCTTAGACGATATTGCAGGTAGGCTTCTTGATGACGGCTTTATAGATGAAGCAGCTACTAACTACGTACCTCGTATGTGGAGCCGTGGAGCTATTGAAAAAAATAAAGATGTTTTTATAGATAAACTAATAAAAGCCGGTGAGGTTAACTCTAGAGAAGAGGGCTTAGATGTTGTAGAAGAAATGTTGGATAAGAAATTTCAACTAGACGGTGGAAGCTCAGGTGGTAATAGTTTTTTCTACAAGCGCCAGTTTAGCCTTATAAATGACAATGACTTTGAAGAGTTTTTAAATAATGACATTGTAGATGTAATGAACACCTACATCTTTCAATCATCTAAGCAGTTAGCTAAGAAGCAAGTTTTTGGTGCCCGTAACTTAAGCGAATATCGTGCTATGTACGTTGATCCTATTCGTAAAGAAATGCGTAAAGCAGGTAAGACATTAACTAAAAACGATGAAAAAGATTTGCTTAATGTATGGAAGCTTACTACTGGTGAAGATGTCAGTAGATTTGAAAGCAACAAAGTGCAGGGCGTTATTGATGCCTATAGTGTGGCAAACCGTTTGGCCTATCTACCCCTAGCTACGCTGTCTAGTGTTACTGAGGTGTTTATTAATGTAGGTAAAGCCGGTGTAACTAAAACTCTAAAGGGGCTTGCTAGATCTACGGATACGGCACAGGAAACTATTCAAAAAACCTTGAAAGAAAAACTAGGTAAGCAGGGACTTACTGATCCTGAAATCTGGAAGGAAATGAATAAGTTTGGTTTGGCTCTTGATACTTCAATGGCTGATTTGGCTGATAGGCTTGCAGGTGATTCTTTAAATACTGAGATTGCTCGTAAAGTAAACAATACTTTTTTCCGCGTTAACTTCCTAGATCAATGGACTAAATCAGTTCAGATGATGTCTTACATGACGGGTAAAACTTTAATTAGTGACAACTTAAAAGAGATTGCTAAGAATGCTGGGCTTCCAGACTCTAAGCGTATTACTCGTTTAAAGGATGAGTTAAAAGAACTTAATGTAGATATTGATCAAGGGTTGGATTGGGTTAAAACAGGTAACAAAGACTTTGAAGAAGTTATACAGCGCGGTGCTGCTAGGTATACTAACGAAGTAATTCTTAACCCATCTGCTGAATCTGGTCTTAAGCCTATGTTAATGGCTAACCCCCAGACATCTATATTATTTCAGTTTATGGGATACCCTGCTGCCTTTACAAATACAGTGCTTAAAAATGCTGCTAAAGGATTGTTACGTAATCCTTCAAATGCCTCTAAGGTTGTACCTGCTGCGTTAATTATGACTGAAATGGCTAGGTGGACTAACTACGCCCGTAGTGGTGGCGAGTCTGAAAGGTTTAAAGACCGTGAAGAAATCTATGCTGACGCTGTAATTCGATGGGGTGGTAATGGCCTTATTGCAGATATGATGCAACGAGGACGTAAGGCCGCAGAGATCTATCAAGATCCTCTGGCATATGGTGCAGGTGTTACAGGCCCTGTAGGACAAGACTTGTATACGCTTATTCGTAGGGGAGACATCGTAAGTTTCTTTGGTAAGAAAGTACCTTTGTATGGTGCAGGTAAAACTATTGAGCGTACATTTGATGTTGAGTTTATGGACGAGTACAACAAAAGTCTTAAAGAACTAAATGAAAAGTTTGAAGAGGCTGTCGTTCCTGAAAGATCCAGAAAGCCGTTTAAGTACGCGACAGGTGGTGTAGTAAAGAATGTACCTAATGTGCCTGAAGAACCTGATGAGCGTATTGATAAGATGACAGGTATACCTTATAACCAGCAGGCTGGTAAAGCTTTTGAAGACACTGAAGATCCTTTAAACCGCTTAGGATTTAAAGGTGGTGGGACAGTAGATCCTTTACAGCGTCTTGGGTTTAACTTAGGAGGCATAATAGGTCGCAACATTAGTAAGTCTCTTACAGGTGAAGTTGCTAATCTTATTAAAAAATATTCAAAGCCTGATTCTGATTTAAAAGATGTCCAACGGGCTGCTGATGATATAGAGCAGTTAGGTATTGGACAAGATGATTACGACTTAGAACAAATTAAACAATCTTTAGAGCGTACATCTTTTACCAACTATGATGAGGATATTAATGAGCCTGTAGAAAGTATTCTTGATTCTTATAACTTAAGAGAAACAGAAGAAGAATCTTTTATTGAAGCTACTGGGCAATTTAGAGCTAGTCAAGAAGTATTAGATCCTGAAGAAGTTATTGATGTAAATGAAGAAGCAGGCATGGCGGGTTTAGAAATAAACCAGTTAACTTCAGCAGGCGATGAAGTGTCTAAAAAGACTACAGCGATTCTCCGAAGGCTCTTAACAAAGATGCCTAAGTCTGGTAGAACTGTTTCAGATACAGAGGTTGATCCTGCTGTAAGAGAAGCTAATCTTGAACAACTTTTAGAAGAATCTGTTGTTAAACAACCAGTGTACAGGGCAACAGGACATGGCGTTGACACTGACTTTGAAGTAGGTTTTGCACTGCCTAATGAAATTAGCCCACACTTCGGCACTAAAGGTCAAGCAGAAGCTTTATCTATAAGAGAATACTTTGATTATGAAATGGGGTATACAGAAAAAGTACCTGCCGAAGATTTATTTATTAGCGGTGCTCAGAGTCCCGGAGCACAACCGGCGATGATTAAAGGTTATTTAAATATTAAAAATCCTATAGTCGTTGAAGAAGACTTTGGCAACTGGCAAGCGCAGAATATACTTGAAAAAGAAGACTTGCAGCGCACCCTGATTGACTCAATGGTTAAAGGGTCTAACGGTAAATTGAAAGCAAAGAATTTAAAAGAAGAGTTAAATAGTTTATTGTCTAAGCCTTACTACGAGCTTTTAGATTTAATGCAGGATTATGATCCCTCAAAAGTACCGCAAATTGAAACTCAAATAAAAATTAGGAAGTATGATCTAAATGATAAATTTAGAAGCTTCCTAAAGTCTAAGGGCTTTGATGGTATCAAGTATCTTAACACGGGAGAGGACAAAGTTGCTGAAGCTTACTCTTACATTCCGTTTGATCCCCAGCAATTCAAAGCTGTGTTTTCAGAAAGCTTTGATGTAGAAGATCCTAGAGTTTACAAGGCAGAAGGTGGATATGTATAAGTACTTCACAGAAGAAGAACTGGAGTGTAAGCACTGTCAAACCAAGGGTATAGACCCTGAGTTCATGAAGAAGGTAGATGCCTTGCGTGAAAAGCTTGGCTTTAGCTTCCCTGTAACCTCTGCATACCGTTGTAAAGACCACCCCATAGAGGCCCGTAAAGCCTCTCCGGGAGCACATGCTTCAGGCAGGGCCATAGATATAGGGGTACGTGGTGAAGCCGCTTACAAGCTCTTACAGGGCGCTCTAGAGGCAGGTTTCACTGGCATTGGTATTAGTCAGAAAGGTGGCTCTAGATTTGTACACCTTGATGACCTTGAATGCTCTGAAGGCCGTCCAAGGCCCCACATCTGGAGTTATTAATATGAGTATGTTAGCAAACTTAGTAGGCCCTGTCACTGGATTACTAGATAAGTTTATTGAAGACAAAGACCAGAAGGCGATGCTGGCTCACAAGATTGCTACGATGTCAGAAGAACATCATCAAGAACTTATGAAGGGGCAGCTTGAGGTTAACAAGACTGAAGCAGCACACTCTAGTATTTTTGTGAGTGGTTGGAGGCCCTTCATTGGCTGGACATGTGGACTAGGAATGTTCGGTAACTTTATTACAATTCCATTTGCAAACTTTGTACTGGCCTTAGTGGGTATAGACATTGTTATTCCTCTTGTACCTTTAGAAACTATGATGCCTGTCCTTATGGGTATGTTAGGGCTAGGTGCTATGAGATCCTATGAGAAGACCCGCAAATGATTGCTGAAATATCTGCGATCATAGCAGGTGTTAACGCTGCCACAGGCGCTATCAAGCGTGTAGCTGAAACTACAAATGATATACAATCTATATCAGGTTTCTTATCTACACTTGGTGGCGCTGAAGTAGAGCTTGCAAGAGCACAGAATGAGGGTAAACTATCTGAAGCAGATGCTGTAAAAGCTGCACTAGCCAAAAAGCAGATACAAGAAACTATGAAGGAGATCAAAGATCTCTTTACAGTCAGTGGTAACGGTCAGCTATATCAAGAAGCTATGGCTGCTATGGCTGAAGCTAGAAAGGCTAAACAGCTAGAGTTAGCTAGAGCATTAGCTGCTAAGAAGAAGTTTTGGAAGGATGTTAGAGAGATAGGCACTGTCATAGCCGTATTGGTGTTGTTGATACCTATGTGTTTAGCACTTTTAATTTCATATTTAACTAGATAACTGGAGGCACTATGCCAGCAGCTAAAAAGCCAGCAAAGAA